TCTAGGCGAAAAAAAATCAGAGGCTTTGTTATATGAAGCTGCAAAAGAGTGGGGTGTTGATCCGAAAGGTGAGATGTGGAAGTTACCTGCTCAATTTGTTGGGCCTTATGCAGAACAAGACGCAGAGCTCACATTGAAGTTATGGGGTCGCCTGGAGCCTGAAATATATAAACAAGATTTAGTTTCCATCTTCTCGTTAGAGACCAACATACTCCCGGCTCTGATTGAGATGAAGTGGAGAGGTGTCCGTGTTGACACTAATCGTGCTGCTCAAATTAAAGAGAAACTCTTGGAAGAAGAAAACCTTCTTCTCGCTCAAATCCAAAACATCTCAGGGGTTTCTGTTGATCTTTGGGCGGCACGCTCAGTTGCAAAAGCTTTTGATGCTATGGATATTTCTTACGATAAAACAACAAAGGCACAAGAACCAAAGTTCGATAAAAACTTTTTAGCAACACATCCGAGTCAATTAGCTAAGTTGGTAGTCCAGGCTCGTGAGATTAACAAAGCTCGAACTACTTTTATTGATACTATTATGAAGCATCAAAAGAATGGTCGTATTCACGCTGAGATTCATCAAATGAAATCTGATGTGGGTGGCACAGTAACAGGTCGCTTCTCGATGAGCAATCCAAACTTACAACAGATACCTGCCCGTAACGAAAAGATTGGGCCGATGATAAGAAGTTTATTTATACCTGAGGAGGGCACTCGTTGGGGTTGTTTTGATTACAATCAACAAGAACCACGGCTCGTGGCACACTACGCTGCTATAACCAGGAACGGTTTAGAAGGTGCTGACAAAGTTATTGACGGTTATAATAGTGACCTGGACTTTCATGGCACTGTAGCTGAGATGGCTAACATTGATCGTAAGATTGCAAAGACAATTAACCTGGGACTATTCTATGGAATGGGTAAAGGTAAATTAAAAAGTCAATTAGGATTAAACGATGAGCAAGCTGATGAGTTATTTAAAACTTATCACAGTAGAGTTCCTTTTGTAAAACAGCTCACGGACCAAGCATCAAAGTCTGCACAAGAAAATGGTTTTGTTAGAACTTTACTTGGACGTAAGTGCCGTTTTGATTTATGGGAGCCCGCAAGCTTCGGTATTCATAAACCACTGCCCAGGGACCAAGCGACCAGGGAACATGGAAAAAACATTAGACGAGCTTTCACATACAAAGCTTTGAATAGATTGATACAAGGCAGTGCTGCTGACATGACAAAGAAAGCAATTTTAGATTTATATAAAGAGGGAATAGTTCCTCACATCCAGGTTCATGATGAGTTGGACTGTTCTTTTGATTCTGAGATCCAGGCAAAGAAGATTGAAAAGCTCATGGTCGAATGTGTCGACTTAAAAGTGCCAGTTAAGGTAGATTGTGAAATTGGCGCAAATTGGGGCGAAATTAAGTAAAAAAAATCGGTTTTAAGAGCCATACAGGGGTGATGTAGCAAAGCCCCTGTATGATTGGATCCGGTGATTTTGGGAGGATTAGTTGTTTTACCTCCAACTTTCAGAACACAGATAAACATCTTCTATAATCTTACTCGAACCAAAGCTAATGACCTCAAACACTTGTCCGTCAGTCATGTTGCCCTGTGCCTTACAGCTCTGTTAAAACTGTTTTTCAGCCACAATATTGAACTGATCACATTCAATAACCGGATATACTTATATGGTGTGTTTGATTTTTTTTTCAACTAATAAATAATATTTTTTTAGGAGTTGACATAATTAGTTGAGATATTATATAATAACCATAGAAATACAGAAAGGAGGTTCAACATGGAATATTCAATACCAAGTTGGGTCGAACTTATACTTATAAATGACGAGGAAGGGAGTGACGATGATTAGTATTATCATTGGATGCATTATAGCGATCCTAATTGTACATCACTTAGGGTGGATATAATGACTGACACATCTAGATACAAATCAGTGGCTATCAAAAAAGATAGTTACAAAAAACTAAAAGGCATGGCAGATCAAGATTACAGATCAGTGGCCGGCTTTATAGAATACTTAATAGACAAAGAACTTGAGGAGAGAAGAAATGCCAAGTAAGAAAGAGCCAGAAAATATTACAGTCCCTGGCGTTGTATTACAGGATTGTATAATAACATTAAAAGGTGATTCACCTTTAATTTGTAACAAATGGTCTGAGAAGGCTAAACAAGAAATCAGAGACAAGCAGATGAAGATTGCAAAAGCTGCGGGTAGAGAAGCAAAGGATCCTGAAAAATGTTTTAGAGATTCTTTGTATGCAATGCCTAACGGTAAAGCGTATGGCTTTCCGGCAATTGCTTTTAAAGCTGCTGCAGTTAATGCATGTTCTCACATTGAAGGATTAACTAAGGTGGCCGCTCGTGGTTCCTTTCACATTCCATGTGACTTGATTGAGATCAAGGGTAAACCTGTAATGAGAGAAGACATGGTGCGTGTGGGCATGGGCGCTGCTGACCTTCGATATAGAGGTGAGTTTACTCAATGGGAGGCTGATGTTCCTGTGAGATACAATGCGAATGCCTGGTCAATCGAACAGTTGATCAACGTATTTAACGTTGCTGGTTTTGCTTCTGGAGTTGGTGAATGGAGACCACAAAAGAATGGTAACTTTGGAATGTTTAAGGTGACTAATGTAACTAAGATCGAAAGAAAGAAGGAGGTCAAAGTTGCGTAGAAAAACAATCCAGGAATATCAATTCCGAGAAGGCACACGTTATTCAGTGGACCCTCAAGTTGTTGGAGAACATCTTGAAGGGATCACGAACAAGCACGGGGGACTCAACCCACGCCTTGTTGTGCGGGAGGCAGAAAGAAAGAGTTCGCCTCTTCACGATTGCTTTACGTGGGACGATACTAAGGCTGCGGAAGAGTATCGATTGCAAGAGGCAAGGAAGTTAATTGGTTCTGTCATGGTCGTCACGCAGCGTGTAGACGAACCGATTCGTGCTTTTCATAGTGTTAAGGTAACTACGGGCTCTGAGTCTGACGACGACGCACCTCGTACTTATGTTTCACTGGATGTAGCGTTGAGCGATGAGGAGTATCGATTACAGCTTTTACAACAAGCTGCTCGAGAACTGAACTCATGGAGAAAAAAGTATGGTGAACTAAAAGAACTATATAAATTTTTCTCTGAAGCTCAACGCATCATTGAAAGATATTCTGCATAGTGTAGAATAATAGATAGCGTGTTAGAAATATCTAATAACAGTTTAATTATGAAAGGTACAACATGTTGTATGTTCAAATGCAAATTGCTACTAGATCTAGTGTCTCTTGCAAATTAACTAGCTTCTAACACGCCGTCAGAAAGGATAGAATGAACTACGTTTACACACACATAATCGAAATCTTAATTAAGAGAGATGGATGGTTACAGGTTCCTCTGTATGTTAGAGAAGATCAAAAGAATTATTCAAGATAACTTGGAGGATTGTTATTTTGATGTGGAATCTCTAGGTGGTTGTAAAAATATGATCACCTTAGAGGTTTCTCATCGGGAGTATCATCAAACAGATAATTCTACTGTTTATGATATAGAAAAATATATTATTGAAATAAGAAAGGAGTATTCCGATGGTAAGTAAAGTTGGTTGGGAGTTAGAAGAAAGAATGAATGAGTATCGAGAATTATATGGAAAAGTTGAAGACGCAGTCATTGCTTTGAAAAAAGCTGAGGATATGAAAGCTTTTCTTTATCTTGATGTAATACAACAACAGCATTTTAAAACCACAATAGATGACCTAGAAAGTTTTCTATCAGTCATAGAAGACGGATCGTCTATAGAATAGGCAGGCCAGGTATGTCCAGGTTTGGTATGATCCGGACGGTCTAGGCAAGGCAGGCTAGGTAAGTTCATATATGGTGGGGTAAGGCGCAGTGTGTTACGGCGTGGCAGGAGTGGTAAGTTAAGTTGACGAATGGTTACGAGCGGTCTGGCAGGCGAGTCAGCGTGGGGTATGTTGTGGTGAACTGTGGATTGGTGAGGCAGGAGTGGTGAGGTCGGGTACGTTCTGGTGGTAGCAAGGTGTCGTGAGGCAGGAGTGGTAAGTTTGAGCGAGGCATGGTCGTGTTTGGTGCGGCAGGCGAGGTGGGGTGAGTTCTGGTACGTTACGGTGGGAGTAAGTTATGTTTAGGCAGGCGGGGTGAGGTGCGTTCAGGCGAGCAGTGGATGTAGATGGCGAGGAGAGTTTTGGTTTGGCCGGAAAGGAGAAGAACATGTTCAAAATGCTCATGACCGGTAGTCAAGCAATGCAAATTGTTAAAGATTACGTAACGAAAGATATTGCTCACAGTAATGTGACTGAGGCAGTTCTTGCGTTAGAGAAGTATATAAAGAGTTTGGAAAAGAGTGTGAAGTAAGATAGTCTTGTACTCGGATTATCAATCCCACCCTAATCCAAAGGGTCGACACCTGGTCTGTAGCCTCGTAACACAGGTATGTGGTGTGACTGATGGAGAGACATCAATAGGAGCTAAGAAATGAAACATAAGAATAAAACGATTCAAGAGTTTTTGAATCTAAGCGAGAAAGGGGTTAAGGAAGTTGCTAAAGACGAAAAGGAAGCAATGAGACTAAGAAATGTCATAGAAATAGCATTAAGGCGTAACGCTCCAGATTGGTTGAAAGAGCTGATCGAGGAAGACGACGCACGGATCACGAAACATTAAAAAGTCAACAGCAAAGATTGTTTGCGGTTAGGATTGGTTTTTTATATTATGGACTTTCGTCACTAAAAAGGAGGTCCAAATGGAAAATTTAGAAGAGAAATATCAAGAAGCGTTACAAGCGATAGCTTACCTACACAATGAATTACTAGCAGTAAAGCACTGTCAGTGCGAGGATGAGGAAACAGCAGAAGAGGATGACGGGGCCTAATACAGGCCTTCGTGTCCTTGTTCAAAGTATTTATTTGCTTTGTGTCTTTCCCAGAACTCTTTTCCATTTGCCACGATAATGTTCCACTCCCGATGATTAAAACGTTCTGTTGAACCATCTTTGTATTCCACCTCGTAGATCATGTCATGACCTTCTGAGTCAGTCTGCTGTTCGAATACCCTCAGCTGTTTAATTATATCTTTTAGCTTCATGGTATCTTAAATACTTAACCTCTTTTACCATACCTTTGGGAATAATTGCAACCCTTCCTCCTTCTTGTCCACCGTCATCACACCAGTCCGCCATTAACGACATTTCTTCTTCATCGTCCTTGACGAGCCAGCCAACGGAAAAACATCCGGCTGCAGTCTTCTTAATGATATCTTTAAACTCGACCCAGCCAGAGAAAGGCTCAGTCGCATCTTTCCATCGGACTATCACAATTGGCGTAGTCTTCAGGTTAAACTTCATTGGTTTCTTCGTAAGATATTTTGCCCAGGCACTAATTTTGAACATTTTGTAAGTTCTGTTCCTTTGGATACACTAAACCATTGTTCATGTCCTGTGATATAATCTATTGAACTTGCGTCGATACATTTTGCTTTACCGAATGTATCTGTTACAGCTTGTTGCACAGATGCTAAGGACATATCATCGCCGACCATGGTCCCGCCTTCTTTAAGTTTGGGCCACCAGTTTAATATGTCTTCCATGACCGGCTCATATTCGTGAGCTCCGTCGATAATAATTCCTTGAAATTTTTTGTTATGAAATCTTTTTAATGTGTTAGCGTCATCGGATCTTGATTTGACTGGTGTAACAACGCCTTTGTCGATAAATTCTTTACAGTTGTCTTTAAACTTTTCATAAAAACCACCTGCAATGTCTAAGTTAGCATGTTCAGAGCTCCCTTCAAAAGTATCTAATGCATACACATGAACTTTCTTACCTGAGTTGATGATGTTTGTTGCTAGGTATGATGTAGACCGGCCCATGAAACTGCCAATTTCTATAATCTCATCGCCATCTTCACAATTATATAATAGTTGATCGTATGCTTCATGCATATTAAACCAACCTGGTATCTTGAAGTAAGTATGGTTCATTTTATTCTTTCCTTTATAAATTCTAATATTCGTCTGATACTAATGCCATAACCTATCAAGGTCAAAGAAACTTTTTCCTTTGTGTCCTGGTCTTTAACCGTAATTGTAATGTCTCTATATTTCATTTCTGGAGATTTGTGAGACAGGGACTGTAATATTGCGGAGACAATATGAATAAAAAATATAGGAGGAACTTGCCTCACAAATCATGTATATATTATATCCCAAAAAATGATAAATTTATACCATGAAATATTTTCTAATTGTTTGGTTATGTATAAATGATCCAAGTATGGAATTGAAAAATAGGTGCCAACAATTGACCATGGACCAGGAACCGTTTGAAACATTGCTTGATTGTCAATATAGAGCTCACTATCTTTGGAAAGATTTAGAACCAGCAGGCAATATTTATATGTCAAGTTTTTGCACTGGTCAGCTGTAACGTTGTGCATATAGTATTATAAATATAAATACAAAAATAAAAAAATAAATTAGCCGAAATGTTACGTAACACTATATATATATTACTATTATCATTATATATCAGGGGTTTGAAGGTGTTACGTGGGTGTAACGTATAGTCCTAACGTAACGTTACGTTGGGATTATTTGGGTATTGTAATCCATATAAATTGCCATAAAGTGTACCGCAATGACAGAATCCCACGTTACAGACGTTACAACGACGTTACAGGAGAGATTCGAACACTTTCCTGGTTTGACACCAAAACAAGCAAAATTCGCACAGCTTATAGTTTTGTATGAAGGAAGAAAAACAGCCACTAAAATAGCAGAAGAGTGTGGTTTCTCTTCTAAGACCGCAAGACAACAAGCAAGTAATATGCAAAACCCAAAGATGTTTCCAAAGGTTGTTGATGCAATAAATCATTATCGTGTTCAGTTTTATCGTAAGTATGAAACAAGTTATGATAAACACTTAAAGAGAATGTATGAATTATCTACAAAAGCCGAAGAGGCAGGTAATTGGAATGCAGCAGTGGCTGCCGAAAAAAACAGAGGTCAAGTGGCTGGGCTCTACATTGATAAGAAAGAAATTAAATATGGAACTATTGATAGTATGAGCATGGAGGAAGTAGATGCAAAAATTAAAGAACTCGAAGGTCGATTGTCAGGTGATTCTGCAAAGCCAGTGATAATTGATGGTAACGAACGACAAACATCTCAAGGGTAATTGGGCACATCAAAGAGCTATACTATGGTTATCCGAAAAAGGATATTACGTATTCAGTAATGTATTTGGGACAGGTCCTATTGATCTCATTGCTGTTGATGATTTTGGTCACGTGGAGTTATTTGATGTAAAGCTTGCCGGATTTAGAAATAATAAAGATACGCTTGGTTCAAAACAAATGATAAACAGAATTTTGACTACAGAGCAAAAAGAACTTGGAGTAAAACTACTATACGTTTTTGATAATGGAGACTGTCGTGTTCAAATAGATAGAGCTGCTTGGCTTAAAAAACAACACGAAGGTAGAGATAAAAAAGGTCGCTTTAAAGCTGATGGCAGTTAAACAAGAAGGTAGATTTGCTAATACTTTACGATCAAACTGTAAAAAAATACACTTCTTAAAAATAGACTCTTGGTCTACTCCAGGAATGCCTGATTTATATGGTCTATATCATCATGAAGAGAGTGGATTGCCTGGCACATTCTGGGCAGAATTGAAGTGTACAAAAATTAACAAGTTAGGACTGAGTCCACAGCAAATTGCTATAAATCTCAAGCTTTCAGAATACAACATTCCTAATTACGTACTTGCGAGAAGCCTCTCTCAGAGAGCCCTTAAGATTTTTCCAGGGTGCCTGGTTCAAGACGCAGCCACCGATGGCTTCAAATCCATGAGCCATGTTGCGTGTTTCGAAGACCCATTGCCTTGGCCCGAAATTCAAAAATCCCTGATGACGGACCCCACGAAAATTTTTCACTATAATATAAGCGAGCATCCCGGCCGCGCTCCTGATGGCAGATAAATCCCCACTAAATCCCTAGGGTTTCAACCCCAAGTTTCGTTGGTTCTATAATATAAAAAGTCCCCGCCCGCTCGCGCTCTTTCTGGGTTAGTCAAGTTCAAAAATCCCCTTGTTTTCTAATGTTTTTCTTTCCATCTGGGATCCTGCATCCCTGAGCTGCGGGCCAGGCATCAGGGTACGCTGGTGAAAATCCCCGAATCTCGACCCCAGTGCAACCTGACCCTATAATATAACCCTGAGCTGCGGGCCCGGGACGCTGACGCTGGTCGAAAAGCAGGAGAAAAAAAATTTAAAAAGGGCTTGACATCCCAACAAATAGCAACTATATATATTAATAGAAATACAGAAAGGAAGGCTTACATGTCTTTTGATTACGAATACAAGCTGGAACAGCTTGAAGAATATTGCCGCTGCAACATGCCAGCAGGCTTTACACGAAGCAACCTGACCAATCTTTTATTATCTTTGCTCAACGGTTCAGACCACATCGAGCATATTAGAGACTGGATGGATGAATACACAAAGGAGGAAAAAGCATCATGAGCAAGTTTTACGGAGTCATTGACGAATCCGCAAGGAGAACACAACCGACGGCCAGAGGCCACCACAGCATCGGGACGACTGCAGCCAGTTGGGACGGTTGCATTAAGGTGCGGCTGTGGGAGGATCACGTAACCGGTGAAATCTGTTACAGGATAGAACAGGCCCCCTGGCACGGGCACGGCATCAGGCAAGTCATTGCCGATGGCATCATGGGCCGTGAATGCTGATTCAAGCTTTTTTATTTACGTCTATTTTTTGGTTGCTTGGGGCTAGCAGGTCCCAGGCAATCACCGTCTTCATTTTGTTTTGTCTCTTCTGGATCGGTAACGAAGCTGCAGACGCTGTCCGAACCATCGAAATCCCAGACATCGGACCCCAGCCAAAAAAGATCTTTTAATATAATCGAGCATCCCGGCCGCCAGGCAGATCCTTTCTAAAATCCCTGAAGTTGGACCCCCTTTGTTTGTTCGCCTATAATATAAAAAGTTCCCGCCCGCTCGCGCCAGTTGGGTGAAAAAGCAAATTACCATGATTCGTGATTACAAAATCCTTTATAAATCCCTAAGTGCCGACCCCAACCTTTGATTCGCTTATAATATAAAAAAGTTCCCGCTCGCGCTTGTTCCTAAAAAATCCAATCAAAACTCCCTAAGGTCTGACCCCAAGAGGTCTTTCGCCTATAATATAAAAATTTTCTGGGCTGCGAACTTCAGCTCCCAGAAAATCGGAAAAAAAATTTTTGGGCTAACGCCAAGCCTTGTTTTTGGGTTGTTGATAAGTTTTAAAAAAAATTAAAAAAAATGTTTTTTTGGGTTGTTATTTGTTGGGATATGTGCATAATTTACTTAGCTATTAGAAAGCTAGAAAGGTTGCTAAAATGCAATATATAAATAAAGAAGATAGATATAAAATTGATGACTATGCAAGGTTATCAATTCTTAAATCTGTATTTGTCAAAGAATGGCAGAATAACTGTAGAAAAGAACTACAGTTTATGAGTGGGAAATATCAAGGTTTCCTATTAGGTGAGGATTTTCAATTCTCACATAAACAACGTAAAGGTGGTTTATCTCAATCTAAGATGACCACTTTTATTAAAGAGAAGTTCGGTTTTTCAGATGACCAAATGCAAGATATGTTTGGGTCTGAACAAGTGGTTGATGTCTTTTCACCTAAACCTTTAACTTCTACTATTTCATCTTATAAGAAATGTAAGGATAGTTTATTACATAGTAATGTAATGAATTTAATTCCTAACTATCATGAAAAGGTGGTGTTTTAATGCCTAACGATTTGTTAAGACTATTAAACCTACCTACTCAAAACACTAATACAGAAATGGATAATCAAAACCATGATAACACTAATATTAATTGGCAAGGTGATCTTTTGGGTTGGGTTTATTCTAATACTTTGGAAAGTGTTTTATTAACTTGGCTTACTAATAACTCTATGTCTAAGTCTGACTTAGCTAGGGTCTTAGTATCAGTGATTAGCAATAAACCAAACAATCAATCCACTGATGCCACTTCTCAAGTCTTAGAAAAACTAACTAGACTTATAAACCAGCAGTAAAAAACTGCTATACCTGTAAGCCCTGTCATCTCAGATGGCAGGGTTTTTTTACGTCTACTGTTCATGGATCATGTTCAGATCCCACAAAATCTAGTATACATATACCTTTCCCCCCACTACATCTAGTAGTCCCAAACGAAACCAAAAATCGAAGGTGTTTTATCCTGACCCCACACCCCCCTGAGTTGCGCGGCTTGCTTATAGAACAGACTGAAAGTCAAGTTTTGCACATACAGAACCTCCAACAAAAAGTTTTGAAAAAGGGGACCCAATTTGGTATACAAACTCAATGGCAATCAATATTGAAGGGCTGACCCCCTTTGAGCAAGAAGAAGCTTTAAAGAAACTCTTACTCAGAAAAAAAATTTTAGAATTACAAACCAAACAGAAAGATGACTTTTTGTTGTTTGTTAGAACTGTTTGGCCAGAGTTCATTGCTGGTAATCATCATAAAATTATTGCAAAAAAATTCGAAGCTATCGCTACCAAGAAAATTAAAAGACTAATTGTTAATATGCCTCCACGACACACGAAATCTGAATTTGCATCTTTTTTATTTCCTGCATGGATGATGGGCCGTGAACCACGGTTAAAGATTATTCAAACATCACACACGGCAGAATTAGCACAACGCT